TTGTTGTTGTTGTCGGGGGCACTGTTGTGGTTGTCGTTGTCGAAGAAGTGGTGGTAGGCACCGAAGTCGTTGTCTGCACCGAACCAACCCCATTAAAAGCCAACTCATACTGCACATTCCAACCATTACCCCCACGCCAAACATCAGGCTGCCAACAGCAAGTGCCAGCCCTCAAACGATATTTGCCCGCAGGCACCTCTATCGAAATGTACGATTGCAAGCCGTAGAAATCATCATTGCTTATTAACTCTGTCCCTGCCTCGTTGTAAAGCCACAGTTGCGGGTCTGAGTTAAAGCCTTCAATCATGTAGGTCTGCGCTATGAACTGTGTTGGCTGCTCATACTCAAACCAGTAGTCCGTAGGTGCAGTGATTATCGGGTTTGTTGCGTATGCAGGAACGCTAGAACTAAAAACGGCGAGCAGTGCCACAGGCGCAAAAACAAGCCAACGCACTACGCCACAATCAACGCTGTAGCCATACCAATAACAGCAACCGCAATCTCATTCACTACGCACTAATTTCCATAAGAACAATGCTGCCAAGTGTACTATTGTTCATCACATAAGATGTTTTTGCTGCGTTATTGTTTTTCCATTGTATTTTGTAAGTAGTTGCTGAAGTTGTTGAAGGACTGTCACGAAATACCATCACACTTGTTTGATGAGCGTTTGCGCTTGATGAGTCGTTTTGAATAGATACTGCAAGGTCAGTTGTTGTGCGAAGAAGTTTTACAAAAACATTACAATCCGTATCAGCCATATAGATAGGTGTTGTGGCTGTAATAAGAATAACGCTAGTTGTGGACTTTGGTGTGATGGTTGCCGAAATGCCTGTATCTACATACGCCGTTCCTGCGTTTGCAATTTGGGTAGTTGATTGACCATAAACGACTTGCAAGATTGCACCACTTGATGAAGCAATACTTACCCATGCTGAACCTGTGTATGACTGCAACACATTTGTATCATCAAGATAACAAGTCATACCTTCCGCAAGTGTTGGTTCACCAGCACCACCAAACGCTGCATCACGGGCTGCTGTTGTTGCAAACCGCATAATCGCTTGGTCAGCAAGATAACCATTAACATCTGCTGCTGTTAATTTCGTGAACGATGCGAAAAGTTTTGCGCCTAAACCAGCCATTATTCACCTGTCCATTCTTCTGCTGTGTTACCTTCAGCAACCCACGCAAGATACGCAATGTAATCCGTGTTGGCTTCATCAGTGGGAACCCAAGTAACGCCATCTTTTACAATCATAAATTGGTTTTCAAATATTGGGTGTTTAGCAATTTGATACATCACAATTCGCATTCTACAAAATAGGAATAGAAGAAACCTGTATGGGTTCCCGCTACAAGTACATAAACCAATGTCGGAAAAGACTGTTGAAAAGATATAGCAACATTGTTTGTAGCAGTTCCAGCAGAATCTAATGTTGTTGCTTTGCCAGAGTTGCCAGCACCATCAAATGCAGTAAAGTTTGGGCTTGCTCTCATTGTTGTTGGCAGATGTGCAGTAGTCCATTTTTGACTATTTGTAGTTGTGAAACCATTGAACACTGTGAAGTCAGTTTTTCTGCTTATGCAATACCGTTGGCATTGTTCTAGTTCTTCACCGAACGATTTGAATTCAAATGGTGTAGCAACAGAACCAACAGTAAGTTGTGCGCCAGTCATGTTCCACCTATTGCTTGTTGATGATGCCAAGTTAGTTACACCAACAGCACGATTAGCGTTTGTTGTTGTTCCCCAAGTTGTTTGAAGTGTGCCTGAAGTGTAGGTAGTTCCTGCACCCAACCAAAAGTTAAGAACTAATGATTGGTTTGCATCATTGTCTAATGCGCCAGTTATATCGGCAGGGAAAGTAACTGTTTTGTATTCCCAAGTATTAGACACAGAAACTGTGTAGGACTTGCTACAAGCCCTGCTGTTATCAACATCTTCTAATTCCACAATGAATGTTCCTGTTTGAAAAGACGCAACCCAAAAAGACAATGTAAGTGTTTGCGCTGATGCCGTTCCTTTACGGATTGCTTGGCAATTTTGTCCTTCAATCTTTTGTTGAACAACAAGATAATCACCAGCAGCAGGTGATGCGTCTGCTGTTGTGCAAGCCAGTTTGAAACTATTGCGAAATCCTGAACCTGTGGGTGCATCATTATTGGTTGTTTGTGACCATGTACCAAGTGAGTTAATGTCAGTGCGCCACCTATCAGCAGTGTTATAACCAGCAGTAGTTAAACCTGTAACGGCTGTGCCAACTGCTGAACGCTGTGTGACCTGCATAGCCCCATTGATAATCAGATTGCCTGACGAAGAACCAGTGAACATGGCAGCATCTACTTGGTCAGCAAGAGACTTCATGGCGGTTGCACCGTCAGTTACATAATCTGTTGATGATGGGTATGGGATTGCGAAGTTTGTAGTTGTGCCAGCCATATGTTCCTTACAGAATTGTCCAAATCAGATTACTCCATGTTAGACCTGAAGGTACGGTTTCCCAAGCAAGGGTTGGTGTTACGCCATTCCAAGGTTGGGAGTAGCCCACAGGGGAGAAATACAAGTCAATGTGGTGAGTTTGGGTTGTGATGACATGGTTTATGCCTTCAATAAAGAGGTTTTTCTGCACGAGAGGGGGTGTGCCATATTTGAAGGATTTGATTACGCCCACAAAGTCGCCAATATCGAGTGTGGATACCGAGTTTCTTTCGCCTGCTGTCAAAGCGTGCATATTTATAGATAGCCCTGTGTACCAAAAGTTAGGCTCACTTCTAATAAAATAGTCAGCCAAGACAGCAGCATCAGCGTCAGTGGCAAGAGGTGCGTCTTGGATAACGATGCTTTGAACCCCGTAGTTCGTTTGAGATTCAGGGGCAATCACGACCTGTTCAACTGGCACTGGCACAACAGGATTAACCGCAATAACAATGGTTACTTCGTTAATGATGCTGTCAGGGCGAATTGAACTTTTACGGGCTACTCCCTCAGCCATGTTGTTGCCTATTCATAAATCACTTCTAATGTTTCGTATGGTATTTGTGATGCTTCAAGTGGGTCATCTCCAAAGATGATGGTTGGTGACGCATCTGTGCTATTTGGTGTGCGTGATTCCCAATAAAAAACACCTTCACGGTTTATATACATTCTGCCCTGTTCAGCAGTTGCAATAAGGTCGTTAAAGTATGCAAGCGGTGTTTGTGTGCTGATTGCAATACTGGAAAGGTTGGCGACTCCAGCAGCGATAACAGGTGCGGGTGTTGTTGGGAAACCTACTTCGGGTAAGCCTAAAATCCTGTCCACTCTTGCCCCTGATAGTTCTGCGGGTGGGGTAAGGTCGTTAATAGAGGTGGTGGTGAGGTTTAGGAATGCATCAACGGCTTCAACCCTTATCATGTTGTGACCATCCATACTAAACTCTGTGTTGTATTGAATAATCAAACCGACAAACATGAACTCGTCATTTCGGGATATACGCACTGCACGGCGAGGTTCAAAGCCGAGTCTGCCTCTTTCGACATTCCAGTAGGGGCTTGCGCTATTTGCCACGCTAAACTTGTCTTGCCCGAGTAAATCGTCAATAACGATGCTGCAAGTACCAGCACCAAACTGTGCATCTTGGCTATTGCGCCCACGCTTTATGCTGACATTAAGGACATACTGCGTTACATCAATGAATGTGGTTGAGCCGTCTAAGAAGTCTGTGTCAAGGATGCCAAGCAGGTCATCATCGAGTGTAAAAACATCTTGGTAGAAGCCAGCGTCAAGTTCCACCTTATAGGTGCCGATGTCATTTAAGCCACCCATTTAAGCCACCTGAATGTTTATCGCACCTGAGCGTCTATTAAACTTACGCAGTTCAGCAACCAGCAAATCAGGAAGTGTGTTATCTGCAATCTTGCTGTTAATAGTGATGTTGTAAGTGTCGCCACCTGAGTTAAGCCTGTTAAGAGGGATAACTGCTTCGCTGCCTCCTTCACCAATCATTGCCAAAGTTGGTTTGTTCACGATGCCGCCGTCAGCCATGAACGGGATTGAAGACCAGTCAATACCTGAGAAGTCAATACCTGAAAAGTCAATGCCTGAAAAGTCGATACCTGAGAAGTCAATGTTTGGCAGACCGCCATTTGCAAAGTTGTAGTCGCTTCCGCCGCCGCCGCCGTCAGTGTATAAACCAGTGTTCGGGTCTATCCCTGTTGCTATTTGTGCGCCCTTTTCCTGCTTGCCTGTTGTTCCTTTTCCAGCAACCTTTAGAGCGTCTTTGGCATCCTTTAACTTTCGTGCTGCCTCTGCCTGACGGTCATAAGCATCTGCAAGTGCATCGGTTGCGTCACGCTCTGCATTTTGAGCATCAGTGAGGTCTTTCTGTGCGTCTTTGTACTTCTGTGAATCGGTAGCAGCACCGTTAATTACATCATGCAGTTCGCCCTGCTTGTCAATAACCAGTTGGTCTGCGTCTTTTACCGCAATCTGAGCATCTTTCAGGTCTATTACTGCGTCTTTATATTTTCTCGAATCAGTAGCGGCACCGTTTGTTACTTCATTTAGTTCTTTTGTTTTCTCAATAACATCGTCGTTTGCATCGTTTAGTGCAATCTTGGCATCTGCTTCATCAAGGACTGCCTTTTCAAGTTTTTCTTCTGCCTCAATAATTGCAGCAGGTGTTGCTAACTTTCTTGCGTCAGCAACTTTCTTTTGTGCATCCGCTTGCCCGTCTAGTGCGTCTTCAAGCAGTTTCTCTGCTCTTGTGATTGAAGAGGTGCGCATTGACTTTCGAGCAGCAGCCACAGACGCTTGTGCATCAGCAACCTTTTGTGTTGCAGCACCCAATTCGCTTTCGGCTTCAGATACAGCCTTGCCTGATTTAAGGTCGTCTAGTTCTTTTTGTGCTTCAGCAACGCTTCGGGTTGCGTCACGCAGGGACAGTGTTGCACGAACAGCAGAACGGTTAGCATCGGCAAGGTCACGAGTGGCGGTTGCTGCTTCCTTGCTTCCTGCACCATAACCTTTACTGATGTTGTTAAAGTTTTCTTGTGCATCACTCAATGAAATCGTGGCTCTAGCGGCAGCCCGTTGAGCATCTTCTAGGTCACGGGTGGCAACAGCAGCCTCTTTGCTTGCAGCCCCGTAGCCTTGGCTTATCTTGTT